ATGACATAATGGCAGACGTAGACCATGCGGGTAAGCTGCTGAAAAAAGGCTTTTTGAAAGATTTGAAAAAACTGTATAAATAGCAAAGGGCGGCAACCGCCGCCCGCCGTATAACGACAAACTTATTACAGTATGAAAAATCTAAAAATGCGAGGCGATTACATATGTTAAAATGGTTTAAAGACTGCAAAACTATTGAAGATGTCAAAAGGGTATACAAAACATTAGCGGTAAAATATCACCCCGACTTCAACCGCGATACCGACACTACAGACACAATGCAAGAAATCAACAACGAGTATGAAACAGCGTTCAACATCTTCAAAAACATTCACGCGGCGCAAAACGGCGATACCGACGCGAACGAGGCTACAGAAACAACCGAAACGCCCGATATGTTCAAAGATATCATAAACAGCTTAATTCATTGCGACGGCGTTCAAATCGACATTGTAGGCTCTTGGGTATGGCTGACGGGCAACACGTTCATACATAAAGACGTGATAAAGTCATTAGGCTTTAAATGGGCAAGCAAGAAAAAAGCTTGGTACTGGCATACAGACGAATACAAATCAACTCACAGCAAAATGACGCTTGACGAAATCAAGACAAAATACGGCTGTCAGAACGTTAAAACACACGCACAACCTAAGTTGGCATAAGCAATAACGGGCGGTTGCCGCCGCCCGTTCTCTTAATTTCGAAAGGCGGTCTGCATTATGAAAAAGGCAAAATTTTACATAGTCAAAAGAGGCTTAAATAAGCCGATTTTTGAACAGGTTCAGGGCTATACCGATTTCATCGCCGACGGCGAACACATTCACGAAATAGGCTACCACAAGCCCAATGCCTATGAATGGTCTGCAACGTATATTGATACAGGCTTATTAATCGTCTCGGGCAAAAGCCGCGCCGAATGCAAAGCAAAAGTGCAAGAGCGCGTACAGCTCATTACACAGCAGTTACAGTCTCCGTACAACAAAATGTACGCAGACCTTATGCAAGAGGTAAAGAGCCATACCGCGTAATTCATCATGGTTTCATCTTGCTTTAACCGCCATTCTCGGCAAGTCTCATAAGCTTGTCAACGGTCAAATATTCTTCTGAAATAGGCGTGTTGATTTTCTTGTAAAATTCTGCTTTCGCCTTTTCATTTTCAAAAACAATGACCGAATACCAGTTGAGGTTGTTTTTCTCCTCCATTCGCTCTTTGCCCTTTGCCCTTGCCTCTTTGACAGCTTCAAGACCTTGTTTAGCCTCTATAGCTTCGGGTGTATCAAACATTTCTGTAAAACGGTTGTCGCCGTCAAACATAAAGTCAACATCAAGCTTTGAGAAGCCCATTTCATCAAAATTTACGCTGAAATCTTCTGCCATTGAAGCAAGTTTATCCAAATCCCAATCGCCCTGCATTGACGGGTTATTAAGCTGAACGTTCAATATCGCCTCTTCTTTTTCGTCAACGTCGATAACGCATACATCAAGTGAATAATTCTTGTTCTTTTCGAGTGCGTCAAGCTGTTCAAGCCGCTGATGACCGCCGACAAGATTACCCGTGCGCTTATTCCACGTTATGGCAGAAACAAGCCCGTGCTGCTGCAAGCCCTTTTTAAGCCGCTTCTTGGCTTCCTTATCCATAATGCGCGGGTTATAGACGGCATTTTTAATATCTGCTCTGCTGATTGTCTCCACCCTGAATTTTTGGTACTTGCTGTTAGCCATTTTTCTCTGACCTCTCATATAATTCATAGTGCTTTACACCCGCTTCTGCAAGCGGGTAAACCTTTAATATTTTTTCGTAGTCATTGGGATACAGTTCCTTGATAACAGACAACTCGCTGCCCGCAAGACTGCGAAATGAAAAGCCTATTTGCCGCTGTTCGAGGCTTAAATAAAGCTTTTTACGCTTGATGTACTGCATTACCTCTTGTTTTTTCCAATAGGCGATAGGGTAAAAGCGTCCGCGCTTGAAATCAATGCTGCCGCTTTTCTTTATCATAGCGTTTCTGACAATGCTGTCGGCGCACCGCTCCCCCGCGGCTATCCAATGCAGTCCCGTTTTCTGCCTTAAATATTCGTAAACGTCATTGATACCCACAATATCGACGTTGAGATCGGGCAATGTAAAGCTGCCCCATTTCAGAAAATCCGATACCTCAAAATGCGGTATGCGAATAATTTCCGTGTCATATTTGTTTTCGTACCAATTCAGCATTTTTTCCTGAAATTCAAGACCCTTTACAAGATACATAAAGAACGGCTTTACCGTCTTAAAATACCGAAAACACAGATCAAGCGTTACAATACTGTCCTTGCCGCCAGAAAAGCCGACAATAACGCTGTCCGTAACGCTTGCTTGTGTTTTGATAGGGTCGAATAACAAATTACTCATAATTTATTTATTAACCACCCTTGCCGCCCAGCGACTTACGCCGCTTAGCACTTCTGCCGAGCATTCCGCTTTGTCCGAAAACCTTTGCAGAAGTATGCGCCGACTTCTTGAATCTTGTGGGTGCGCTTCCGCCTCCCGATGTTCTTGCGATAGCCTGTTTTGTTGTTTCAGCCATATGTTTATTTTCCCCCTTTCCTATTCGTTTTCTATATCTTCGGCTGTAGCCGCTGATACCGTAATATTTATTTGCGGAGCCTGCGTTTCCTGCTGTCCGTTATCTAAGTCTCCCGAGATTTCAAGAATAGCCTTTACGGTGTTACCGTCTCCCGTGCTTACTCCCTTGTAAAAGAGAGAAGCCATAAGCAGCATAATGTTTTGTCTGTCTTTTTCCTTGATCCCCATGCCCGAGAGAATTTTTATATGTTCCTCTCGCGTGACCTTGCTTTTTAAAATTATTTCCATACATTCACGGGCTTGTTTTCTCGCTTTCCGCGCCTGACCCGATTTAATACCGCCGTTACGCCCCCGTTCTTTTGCCTCATCGCTTGATGTCACGGGTTTAAGGTTATCGGCAAAATTAGGATTGTTCGGCATTATTCCTCCCTCCCTTAAAATTTGGCTGTGGCTGTGACGGTTGGACTCGAACCAACGAATAGCGGGGTCAAAGTCCGCTTTCTTAACCTCTTGAATACGTCACAATATAACAAAATCCCGCCGACAAAGCCGACAGGATTTTCTTTTGCATTTCTACAATATATAATATTTCATAATATAATTTTAACACCAAAACAGCTTTTTTTCAATCTGCATATTAACCGAAAGCTTATAGGTTATTTTGTGCATTTAGCCAACAACAGGCGATATACTTTAAATACCTTGTTTATATTCCATTGCCCTCCGTGTTTTTTCTGCATTGCCGCAGAACATTTTTTCCACTTCCACCCCAAATAAAACCTCATACGCATAAGTTCAATTTCCTCGTTATTTGAAGTGGCGTTCTTTAAAATTTTGCAAGCAATACGCCAGTTATGTAAAATTTGCTTGTTCAATATCAAGATTTCGCGTTCAAGCTTTTCCTGCTTTATGACATAAATGTCAAGACGGTTAATGCTTTCGTTTCCGCATTTAGGCTCGTCCGAAATATTTTGATTTCTCGGATAATATGCCGCTGTCTTTAATTCGTTAAGCTTATCCGTAATTTTTTGCTTTTCCCGATTTAAGAAGAGACAATTCTCCAACAGCAAGTACAGTTCGCATTCTTTCATTCTTTTGCCCCCTGTTTCCACGGGAACTCCCGCCGCATATTTTTCTCGCCGATAATGGGTACTAAACTGTCTTTCATAAAGACCGGTTTACCGTAATCATCGCAGTCTGCGGCTATGACATTTATCCATTCCTTTTGAGGAATAACCTTGTCTTTGCGGTTGCCTGTTTCCGCTCCGACAATTATCCAGTCTGCATAATATCCTCGGCAGAATAATTCCCAGGCGTTATGTTTGGATAAATCAAAAAGCATAGGCTCTACACTCAAAAACGTATTAGCTTGTATAGGACTGCAAGGCAGTTTGGCGAAACTCTTTGCTGTTTCCTCCGCCTGTTCCGGTGTGGTTACAGACGCGCCGTACCACATATTATCTCTAATCGGAAGCTTATCAAGCGCGTACAACGCTACATACCGCTGCGGATTTTTCGTAAGAAACAAATATCTGTGCTGTGGAGCTTTAGCGCAAGCTTCGAATACCGCCTCTATCCATTCATCAGGTACCCAATCGCCGAACAGGTCAGCCATTGAGCAGACAAATATTGTGCGGGGCTTCTTCCATTTCTGCGGAATATCAAGTCGGTAACGGTGGAATGTAGGGACAAACTCAAACGGATATGGAGCTATTTTCTCCTTGCGCTCGTCCTTTATCGGCAACTCCAAAATATGATTATTTCCGTCTGCTTCGGTACTCCAAGTAGAACCAATAAAATTTTCTTCCTTTCCAAACGCTCTGCCAAATCTATTGGCAATTTTCCTCGCATAACAGTATTCGCAGCCATGCAGACAACCTGTTACAGGATTCCAAGTGCTGTCACACCATTCGATTTTGGTTTTATTCACTTTAATTTTCCCTCCCTTTTTCAAAACGGAGCTTCGGCATATCGTCAACGCTGAAAATAATACCCAAACAGTAAGGCTCTCCGTCGTCCAATATTTTAAAGCATTCATGCGGAATATCGGTTTCATATGACCATGAATATCCGTCACAATCCCAGCAAGCCTTGATAAAAACAAAATCCGGGTTGTTGTCGGGGACGAAGTGGTCGAATGTACCGCTGTCGTTGTTGGCGATAGCGCCATCCGCCCTGACGTAAATATCGTTTCCGTCAAGGCTGCCGACCTCATCGTTTATTGCCCCTCGGAACTCTGTCAAATCGTCGCTTTCGCCGAAAACGACAACCAGTCCGAGGTCTTTAAGCTCCTTTTCCTCATCTCTTGAAAGCTCGTTGCCGTACCTCCTGCCGTCAAGCTTTTCAGCCCATTTTATAACATTTTCATTCACAGCATTCATAGCATTTCGCTCCCTTCAAAATCTGACATCAATATCATTAACAGTAACATTCGGGTTGTCAAGGTCAATAACAAGGCACTTCCTACCGTCCCGAACGCCTATCCGCACGTTGTCCATATTGTACCCCGCAACATTTACGGTCGCTCCGAGAGCCTTTATAACCACCTTGTTTTCAACAAGATTGGAGGCGGTAAGACCCTCCGCGCCGTTCACCGCGTCATTGAAAATATCGGGGAGGGCTTTCAGCCTTTTCGCGTCAACGCCAACATCTGAAAGTATGCTTTCAAGCTTGTCCGCGTCGATTTTAGGCAGCTCAGTACTACCCTCATAGTTGGCTGCGATTTTGCTCAATTCCCCATTCACCTGCGTAATAAGCGCATAACTCAAATCGTCTCCCAAAACCGCCGAAAGTATCTTCCCGAAAGCCGCCTTTTCGCTTTGGCAGGTCATGGCAAAATCACAGTCCAGCACATCTTCAACCATTGAAACATTGGGCTTCTTTGGCGTTTTGTTGTAGACTAAAACGCTGTACGGATCGGGCTGACGGTTGCTGAAAACGGGGTACAGAAAGCCGTCCGCAGGGGTCTTGCTGATAAGCAGGTCAGTGTTGCTCTTTTTGATAATGGAGGCGTTGTTCCTGTCGAAGATCAAGCCGTCGTCCCCAGTGCAGGCGGGGCAAAGAGCGGTTACGATAAAATTGTATTCGCCCTCTCTGTCACCGAAATCCTCGTCGTTTTCGTCGCGGCAGGAGGTAATGCTGTATGTACAGTACCCGATGATAATAGCGTACGCGCCGCTGCAATCGTACTCGGAAACTATTTTATGCAACAGAGGGTCGACCGCGTGTGCGTATTCGCCCTCTGTATCTTTAAGCCTTGCCCATAAAGCAAGCGCAAGAGAGTCGTGTATACTGTCGTCCTCATAGGCTCTTTCGGGAAAAGTGTACTCCACAAGATGTTTTCCAAGACTGCCGCCGAGAACCTTTCGCAAGGTCTCAAACATGACCGTACCCTCGTTCTCGGGAATAAGCGAATAATTTTTATTCTCCTTGTAAAGCACATTCTTCTCGGGGTCAACATACGCCGTCAGGACGCGGCTAAGCGTAAAGAAGCCGCTGCTCTCGCTGAAATTCTTTCTGATTTCCGACAATTCTTTTTTGTTCATGGTGTGTAACTCCTTTCAAATTTAAACAAATTCTTTCGGCGGCAATTCAAAGTCGTTACCGCATTTGCGCCATAAATGCAGACAGTACGGGTGATTGTTTATGTAGTCCGATTTCGGCGGGTGGAACTGCACAACGCACTCATTGTCGTACCAAAATATATCCTTGACCCTGCACATTTCCTCCCAGGTCGGACAGCGGTTTGAGTATGACACGCTGACGTGTTCCCAACCCATTCCCCAAGAGAAAACCACAATAGCGGGTTTGGACTTTGTGCCGCGAAGATACAGCTTTCCGCAGCCGCCGTCTATTCCTGTCTGTTGTATCATGAGACCGTTCGCCTGTTGGATTTCTAAAAGAGATTTCATTTTGTACCTCCATTTGCTTCTACATCTTTTTTTACTGCGTTCATTTTAATCAGTTCCTTTCAAATTATTATAAACAACCACCATAGACGGAAACGGGGCAGGATAAGCAGTATTGCCGCATTCATCGGTAAAATGCAGTCTGCCGCGAATAAAGCGTATTTCAGCTTTACCGTATATATAGTCATGAAAGTATGCAGTATCTGTTCTCGCAGGGATAAGCAGTACAACAGGGTACTTTATTTCATAGCCTCATTGTAGGCTTTCTCTACCCATTTCCCGATTTCACGTCCGTATGGAGGATTGCAAAATACCGCGCCGCCATAATCCCAACTTTGTAACAGACCGTCAGTTTCGGGAGTATAATAATGTTTGCATTTTGCGGTAGTTTCTGTTGCGGCGGGATCAAGCACAAAAGAAAACTCCTTATTAAGTTTGTCGTAAAAACCCTGCGGCGTACACCAACACATATTTTTTGATGATAAAAGAGCTTTGTTCATTCCGTGTCATTGTCCAGATCCATTTTTGCGCCGCAGTACTCACAATAAATAGAACGGTAATCTTCCCATTCGTGTTCTTCTCCGCACTCAGAACAAATAATAACCCCGCTTTCATCTTCAATCCAACAACCGTGCCTCTCAGGGCGAACATCAGCAGTCGGAATCTTGTCAACTGCCCATAAAATTTCCATTGCGGCATCTTCGGTAAGCGGAAGTTTGTTTATTTCCGAATATACCTCTCGACGTTCTATGTATTCTTTTTTATCCATTGTCAGCCCTCCTGTTCCAAGCTTCTAAAGCAGTCATTCTGTGATCTGTTATCGGCTTAATTACTCCCGAATTACTTAATTGGAATTCAACACTATACCGTTTTGGAAGCATAACGCCACATTTTACACAGGATATTTCAAATTCAAAACCTACAGATTGATTTCCACTTTTATTAGAAATAGTTTTGAATTGTGCTTCACTGCCGCAAAACGGACATGGTTTTAGTTTAATTTCGTTCATTCCGTCGCCTCCACTTTCTCAAACTCAATGACCCAGACCCAAGGATTAGCGTTCCAGCCGTATTTGCCGAGTTCGGATTTCTTGATCGTGCTGTTCCATACGTTTTCAAATTGGGTTACTGCGTCATCGTATAAATGACACTCATCATTCTCACCAATACAACACTGATTGCCATACCCATAATTTTCAAAGCAATCTTGACAATCTTCATATATGCCCTCTGCAACGATATCCCGAATTTTAATATCCTGCAACCGCTCCACCCTTACATCTGTAACACGCAAGAATATCCTTGCAGCCTTTCGGGGCATAAGCTTCAGGGACACCCACCGTATAATGTTTTTGAGCTTCTCCAAAGCATCGTCGAAAAAGTCGGCGCGGTATAAATAATTGTGCTTGTCCTCGCTCCACGTTTCCTGTACATAGAGATAATCACCAACTTGATACGGCGGTATTATCTCATAGTCATAAATGCTCTCATAAGGTGAGACTTTCATTTGGAAATTACCGTTATCCATTCGCTCGTATATTCCGTCAGCCTCTTTCGGAGGCTGCGGTTTTACTTTACGCCTTGTGACCGATTTATCATTTCGCAGTATCGCCCTAACCATTTCGTCGTTAAACGGGATAGGCTTTGCCGTTTGTAAAACTTCTGTACGGGTCATTTCAAATACCTCCAATGTGTAGGATTATAATAAACATACATTGAATAATCTGAAAGCCACCATAAATTTCTGTCATAAATTAATTTCTGTATGTTTCTAACCCATTTTCCATCGTCTACTTTTGTTTCTACAATTTTTGCTGTAGGCGGCATTTGTTCTTTAACAGAAATCCAATCAGTTTTTTTAAATGTCATTTTTCAAATCCTCCATAAAAATTATTTCAGAGCCATAGTAATCATCATCACCTAATACCCAAACCGGACAACTGCGTTTGTACGAGGTCTTATCAAGCCACCAACATACAACCGGTTCATAATCTTCATTAACTCCCGCTCTCCACGTTACAAAAGCTGTACCAACGTAAAAACTGTCCGACGGTTCAGGTTCCGTTTCTTCTACAAAAATAGCAATAGCCTCTTCTTTGGTGTAAATCTGAGCATTTGCTACAAACGAACCATCGCTGAAAGTATCAAAGTCAAATTTGCTTTTACCTTTCATATTCAGCCTCCCAAATCATATTTAGGCTCGTCGATAGCCTCGTACAACCTATCTAACGCCGCCCGCGCCTCGTCGTCCATTGCTCGTAATTCTCCTTTTTCGTGATCGTTACCTCCGTCCTCGGATTTTCCTTGTCGTAAAGCACCGCGCTCCCGTCCACAGAAGCCACGATATTCCTGTTATCGTCCGCAAGTATGCCCACCTCCACAAGCAGATCCTGAACCGCCTGTAAGTACCCCGCCAGATCGCCCTTAAACCGCCTGTTCAGATAGAAAACGCATTTCAGATTTACGGGACTGTCAATCGTACCGACAGCATTATGTATCGCTTTCAAAAACGGCATTGCCGCCTTTGTGTACCGCTCATATGCTTCGCTTGGCAAAAGCTTCGGATACCGTCCGCACATAACGATACGACCATGATTTTTCTTTGTTACGGGCGGTACGGGGATAGTAAATCTTACCTCATTTACAGAATTTATTACAGCATTTATAATCACGCTCATTTCAAAAATTCCTCCATTTCCCTAAATCGGTTTGCCGCCTCCGCTTTCCGCAGGGAATTTCCCGAAAATCTCACGGGATAGCAAACCTCTAAAACTCTTTCATACACCCGCTTGTATCGAATATCAGTACACGTCTGCATTTCCTGCAAATCAAGGTTTGTGGTAAGTATCATAGGCAGCCCCGACTGATAACGACCGTCTATAATGCTGTAGACCTTTTCAAGGGCAAAATCGGTATTCCTTTCCGCGCCCAAATCGTCAATAATAAGCAGTCTCGCACGGTTTAATTCAGCTATCATTTCCTCGTCAATGCCAAATCCCTTGGAAACGCCTAAAAGCTTTGCGAAGCTTGTCATAACAACGCTTATTCCTCTGTCAAGCAGCGCATTAGCAATGCACGTTGCAGAAAAAGTTTTGCCTGTACCAACGCCGCCGTACAGAAGCAAGCCCTGATTTTTCTTAGACCTTGTTTCAAAACGTTCGGCGTACCGCCTACACTGTACGTATGCCTTTTGGTTTTCCGCCGTGACCTTGTAGCATTCAAAGCTGTTCCTCAGCTGTTCGGAGGACATTCCGCTGACCGTTTTAAGCCGCTGACCCTCTGCAAAGCGTTCATGCCGTTCCCATTCCGCTTTTTCCTCTGCAAGTCGTTCCTGTCCGCATTTGCAAAGGCAGTATGGCGTGTACTCCTTACCGAGCATTGTTACACGACATTGTTTTGGGGTATGGCATTTACCGCACCAAAGCAATCCGTCCTCGGGATTTATGTAGTCCTCCTCATTTTGCGTTACGCCGCTTTCGGCTTTGCTCATAATGTTTTCAATGACACTTTCTGCCGATTTGATTTCAGACATGATTTACCTCCAATCCTTGTACGGGTTCTCGGGGTCGAAATCATTGTAATTATTAGCTTTTTCAACCGCCAGATCAACTACGCATTCATCTTCCCATCTCCGTCCGTTAAGCCACGTTGACGGAAGCGGTATATACTGTCCGTTATTTCTGTGCCATTGCTCGTCCGACTGTTTGTGACGTTCTATTGCTTCAAGCATATCGTTCAGAGTTTTTTCGTCGGGCTTAAGCTTTTGCCACGCTTTCAACGCCTTTTGTTTATCCGCCTTTTTGGGGTAAGCTTGCCAGAATCTGTTGAAATCTTCGTCAAGGGTCGTGGAGTGGCTCTTAATTCCTCCGGCTGTTTTTAAAACCGTTAAGCTCTCGCCTTGACTTTGGCAAACAGTTTCCGCACTGTCCGCCCCCTTTGAGGGGGTAGGGGGTGTTAATTCATAATCATAATCATTATCATACTCATTATCATTATCGGGTTTTTTGGGTTTTTCAGATAACCCAGAAAACCCACTCGGTTTTTTGGGTTTTTGAGGACGACCGCCATTTTTACCGTTTTCGGCATTACGCTTACAAGTGCTTTCCCA